CCAGTACACTACTTGCTGGACATTTAAAACGTTCCACTCTCTTGCAGAGAAAGGCAAGATACCTTTCTTGTTTAAGCTATCGGCAACCGCCTGATGTATATTGCTTTTCTTTATCTTAATCATTATAGTATTGTTTTTTAATAGTAAGTAACTTGAGTTATTGCAGATTTATCTAATGGAAATGATGCAACTAAAGGATTCATTACCATATCAAGATAATCTTGTTTACCTTGAAAAAATTGCATTCTATTTGATTCACAATTTTCAACTACATAATCCGCATATATTGTATGATTATTATTATCATAATAAACAAGATATCTTTTACTTTTTAATTCCATTATAGTATTGTTTTTTTGATTGATGTAGTACTTGACTTAGCTGGAGGATAAAACTCAAACGATTCGCCAGTTTCTTCATCCACCGTAATTGTTTTATTCTTGATTCCTTTGCAAAACTTCTCGACTTCCTTTTGCTTTTCTTTTAACTCATCGATTTGGTCTTGTAAATCTACCCATTGCTTAGTTGCACTAAAGTCGTATTTTGTTCCGACCTCTGCTACTTGCATCTCGACATTGTGAACTTCAAATCGACCTTTGTCGTATTTTAAAAGTTCGTCAACTGCTTGCTCCTTTAATGTCTTCTCCAGTTCTGAGAATAGCAACTGATACTTAGATGCAATTGCAAGCAAAGACTTTATGTCCTTGCCACCTTCTTTTACTCCTTCGTTAATCAAATGAACTAAATGATTAATCTGAGCCTTGCTCATGTCTTGGATAGGGTTATGACCGAATAAGCCTATCTCAAATTGTTGGGGGTTAAATTGTATTTCTTCCATTGTTAAATTTGTCTATAAATTCTTGTGAAAAACTTCCTTGTTTTACTGCATTCTCAAAACATTGTTTTGTTATATCCATTTCAAATTTTAATGTATTTTCAGATGCTTGTAATAATGAACGTAAATGAACTTGCATAAATGCTATCTCATAGCCTTTCTGATATTTTAATTCCCAATCTTCCATCTTTAAAAAGGTAAATCGTTTTCGACTAATGTAGCACTTGGAATATCAAAAACGGGCGCTGGCCTTGAAGATTGAGCGCCAAACCCTTCCGTTCCTTTAATCTTAAAGTTGCCTAAGATTGGCGCATTACTTTCGGGAGTCTTAACTCCATCTTGCGTTACGAAACCATAGTTCCCGTAGTTGTCAGCATCCTCTTTTAAGAATCCGCTGATGTTAAGGTAAGTACCTTTCTTGCCCTTGTACAATTTAGACTTGTCTAACAAATCTACGTTAATTGAAATGCTTACTAACTTGCTCATTTGATTATTGATTAATTGTGAAACTTAATTTTTTAGTTGAAAATAAACTGATAATATCTTTATTGCCATTGATTGATTGTTGGGAGTTAGCATAATAGCTATTTAACTCATCAACTGATTTACATTTATCAATCTCTTGTTTCCATATTTGTAAACTTTTAGCCTCCTCTTTTCCGTGAGTATTTGTAGCATCTGAATCCTTTGTGTCATCCAGTGCAAAGAGTCCGTTGAGTGCATACTTCCTGGCATACGAAGAACTTGCTCCAGTTACCTGACTTCCATCCATTCCTTTCTTGCTTTCTTCTTCTCTTGCATATCCATCCGTAGAATACGTTTCCTTTCCGTTTGAGAGAGTCGCAGTAGCTTTAATGTAATATCTATCGCCTACGTTAATTATCGTGTCGGAAATCGTAATAGAATAACCCATCGGGTTAACTACTTGCTTGACTGCTTCAAGGATATCTTCAGCACTTCGGTAGTTATATTTACCGAATGAATTGAATTGTCCTTTAGGTGCTTTGACCTTTGCTTGAATTTCTGCTAATTTGTTTTCCATTTTAGTCTAAGATTAATTGTTGAAATTTTGATTTGTAAACTCGTTCTTCTCTGCAAACTGCTGCCCAAAAGTCTTCCAGTTCCTCAAAATACCAGGTGCAAGAATAGAACCCAGCTTCATCTTTGAATTTTGCTTTATACTTTTTCATAGTCCTGATATTATTGGTAAGATGTGCCAAAATAAAATATATCCAAATATTGCGATTGCAATGCTACCAAGTAACCCTTCTCGGTCAGTTTGGTAAAAGTCTTTGATGTACTCGATAATTTTTTTCATTTGATTGTTGGTTTAAGATTGCCGAAGAATCCGCTTCGGCTCGGTATGTAATTAACTAAAATATCTTGCTGAAATACGAGAATGTCTTTCTAACATACCTTCCATTTTTTCTAAGCCACCAATTTGATTTTGTGGAATTATATCCCAGCTATTTTGTGGGAAACATCTTTGATGTCTATCCTTCATTTCTATGGCATCTTCGTATGATAAGTCCTCAGTATGCACATTACCGCACTCCAATAAAGAGTAGGTTTTTAATTGTTGGGCATCAATAGGAATTTTAAACCAGTCTTGTGATAATAACCAAGATTGATAAGATAAAGGGGTTGACAAAAACATTTGCCCATTAAATTTTCCGAATTTTAAGATGAAATCTTTCATTTTGTTATTGTTTAAGTGTTTACAAATATAAATATAATTATTAAATAAAAAAACTTTATATAAAATTATTTATTCAAAGGTCATATAAAACAAAAATCCCTACCGATATGACCAGTAGGGATTCTATTACTTAAACCTATTTAACAAAAAAACTTACTATGAAAAGACAAATCTACAAAATTTTTCCATCTCTAATCTGAATATTATTAACTTTTGATTTCCCGTTCTCTATTTCAACTATTGCAAATCCATGATTGTGCATAGAGAATGGCATATACTTTGGACTCAATACAGTTAAGCATCCAATAGAATATGTATTAATAAATTCCTTAAAGCCTGTTTTCTTTTGTGTATTGCTTGTCCTGTGAACATGACCTATCAATGTATTACAAATTGTCTTGTTAAATAGGTTTTGACTTGGATTAACTCCACCACCTCCATACAACTCATGCCCATGCAATACTAATAGATCTCCCATTTCCATACCTCGCCAGTCTTCAATCATAATAATATTTAATTTATCTAATCTAAAAAAAATGTCAAATTGAAGATCGTGTAATTGTGCAAATTCTTCTGCATCATTATTTAATGCCCTTGCATATCTATTTTCATGGTTTCCTAACTTAAAATAAATAGGTATATCCCTAAATATATCACGCAACTTTTGTAGAAAATCTCTATTCATTTCTACCTCTTTTTTAAAATCCCTTTTGTCGGGATCGCGTTCAAATCTGCTTATTGCGTAGAAATCAAAGCAATCTCCTGCCAAATAAAGGCAGTCAATTTTTTGATCCTTTAGATGTTTAATTGCACAGGTAAGTGCGCCTAAATCATGATAAGGAAAATGTATATCAGACATTATTCCAATCTTCTTTAAATGACTTGGTAGTTTTGCCGATGTATATTCTTCGCCTAAACTTGCTTCTATACCAAAGTTGTCCAGTGTTTCAAGATTATAGTTTGCGACTACTGGCGGAATGAGTTTATTAACTTCTTGTAATGACCTATCCTTTGAAGTTATATTCTTTTTAATCATAAACTTCCTTAAAGATTCAGCATTTTGATAGCCATACATTTCAAAGAATTGTTTATGGAAATCGTTTTTACTTAGATTTGTAGCATAGAAATGCTCTCTAATCTTGATAATCTTATCTTCCATTTTCATATTCTTCCATTAAAACATCGACCAAAAATTCGATATTGTTTAGCACTTTCATTCTTAAAACGTATGCAGCATCATCAACGTGTTCGATGTTCTCCATTACATCCATCATTGTGTCAAGTAAATCCTTTGCCCTTGATTTTGGCTTGTCCATCGGTTCGATGTCAATTTTATACATAAATAAATCTTAAATATAAGTAACCAAAGATTATCAATCCTTGAAAAATAATGGTTAAGATACACCAAGTTGGAATGATATTAGTTATTTTTTCTTTATTAGTTGATAAATTATCCGTATGTAAACTTGAAACGTACATATTTTTATACACATTTTCAATCGAATCTATGTTAACCGTAGCTTGAATGTTGCCCTTGTAAGACCTTATAATTATCTTCCCCTGAGGAACGGTTATCTTTGAATAGAAAGTGTTTAATATGCCAGTACTATCGCAAGGATTCTCAATGATTAGCGTATCATATACCGCATTGAATTTGGTAATTATTTTGTAATCACGGATTGTGTCAACACGAATCTTTTCTTTTTCGATTATGATTGACTTTTGTGGTCGACATGAAATAAAAAAGTTTGCAATTAGCAAACAAAGGATTAGTTTTTTCATGAAAAGTATAATTGAGATTCAGCGTTTCTTCGAAGTGTCAATCCATTTAAGACTTTGCCTCCACTCTTATTCCATTTTAAAAATTCTAATTTAATTGACTCATCATTTGGGTCGGCATTTACTTTTTTAAGTAAGGTGCTTTTTTTCAAAGACCCAGCGCCCAAGTTATAGCAAAACGATACCAGTGCATCGAATTGGTTCTGATTAATGTCATCACGGCAAAACGAGTCAACGCTCCGTTCATAATGTTTAATTACATTTAAAAAAATATCGGTTGCTCTTGCTTCGCTAATGGGTGCATCGGTCATTTTAACCTTTGTGCCATCTTCGTAATAAGTGCAACCGATTGAAATCGTTGGGATACCAGCTGGACATAAATAAGGCTTGAGTTTAACTCCCTCAAACTTCTTTATTAGGCTTAGTCCTTTTTGGCTTATTTGGTTGACCTTCATCTAATTTTGCTCTTAATTCAATGTTTTCACTTCTCAAATTATGAATCTCGGTTGTTAAAGTTTCAACCTTATCTTTTAAATCAGCAACCTCTGCTTTTAAATCAGTTGCCATTTCTCTCCAAATTTTAATTGCTTCTTGAACGTTTGTAATCTCGGAAGATTGTACCTCAATTTTTTCTTTCTTTCGACCAAATAGCCAGGTAATTAATGAGCCAAATAAACCCGTGACTCCTGGTATTACTATCTCCTCCCAATCATTCATTATTCTCCTTCAGTTTCAGGTGCAACTTCTTCTTGAATTGGAGCAATTACTTTCTCTTGTAATCCTAATGTTTCTAATGCCCATTTAACTATAAATGAGTCATCGATTCCCCATTGCGCCACAATAGGCTCAGGGATAATCAGATTGCCTTCTTCAATCATTGGATTAAATTGGCTCATTAATTTAAAATACAAAGTTTGCTCAGGCTTTTGAAGAGCATAATTAACAACCTTAATTTCTACTCGGTCTGCAATTTCTCTAACTCCCTTAATTGGCTCAATAAATACTATCATATTAGTCTTTAATAAATATTTCTAATAACTGCGCTTTTGCTAACACGGTAAACGACTCTGAATCTTTTACAAATCCTTTTAAAGTTTCTTGGTCTGACTTGTCTAAATCTAAGACCTCGCCTTTAAATAACTTTTTTGCCCAATCCCAAAATTTAAGTGCATCTCCTTTGGATGCGGAGGCTAATGCGCCAGCTAACATTTTACCAGCGTTACCACCCTCAAATACTTGGTCATCAAGACCGATAAAGTCAAAGTTAAAATCTAATTTCATTTGGTTGTTTGTTTAGTTTACAATCATAAATAGCTATTATCCAAAATTTTACCAATATATGTAATTGCCATTTGCATCGACATATATTTGGAAAGTTGTATTTCGGTATTTAGGCTCGTTATCAGCCTTGTTTATTGTGATTCCATCATAAGGTTGATACACTTGAGAAACCGAAACAATATGATTGCCCTGATAAAATATTTTATAATAAATTCTAATGCCAAAATTGTTAGCATCTTGATATGGATAGTCAACATTTATAAGACCAGTAACATTGTCCCTAACTGGGTTTATTGCAAAGGCTACATTGCTTGCAAAGAAATTTCCATTTATATAATTTATAGGGAATTGCTGAGAAAAATTATTTACATCATTTATCGAATATGACCAAGTTAATCCATTTACATTATTTGGAGTTCTTCCATCAGTCGTTTGGAATATCGGTAAAAATGAATAGTTATTTGCCCAATCAATAGCTGACTCTCGATTATCCACTTCACTACCACTAACAAAGCCTTTAAAATTAGTTATTTGCCTTCTTGGAACTAATGCCCCCGAAGAATTAACGGTAAGGTTGTCATCGGGTCTTGCGCTTTCGGGTTGTGAATAAGGAAACATTCGGTAAAAATCCACCACTAAATTTATTCTAACTGCAAATAAATATTGACCAACGGGAACGGTTACGTTATTACGTTGAAATATTAATAATTCGTTTGCAACAAGACCTTGAGAATAGGTAAAATATGTTTCGTTTATAAATACTGAAACGTGGTCAACAATTCTTAGGTGTCCAGGTAATGTAATTCTTGCTGCTAATAAAGTTGAATTAGTACTTGGCTGATTGCCTATCGTTACAATATAGTTATAATAAGCGTCATCCGTTGGAGTTGCATTTATAGGCGCTGGATGCACAAAACTATTATTAACAACATTTGAGGTAAACGAAAAAGATGGCGCACCAAATACATAAGTTTCAACCGTATTACTTTGAGCATAATTATTAATTATATTACCGCCATAAGCCGAAGCAAAATTGGTATAATTTCCGAACTGAATTGCTCTTATTGTAAATACAAATTCTGCAAAGTAGTCAATCGGTAAAGAATTATTAGTTGTAAAGGTAACCGTTCTGCCACTAACCGAAGAACTAAATGGACTTGGCAAATCGACCATACTTACAAATTCAAACCCACTCGGCAAAACATCGGACATCACAATTTGTCCACTTGTAGGATTTGCCAAAATTCGCATTTGAATCCTTACCGTACCTGATTGATTTATATTAAATGCACCTGGCATTGACTTAGACAAAGTCATATTTGGATAGCCAAACGTACAAGTGCCGTACTGATTTGCTACCGATTGCCCATTGGCATCGAGCCATTGATTGCATAAAGCCGTTGCATTATTATTTGCATTCGTATCCGCATCCGCTTGGCTTATTGAACTTGTGTAAGTAGCCGTAAAGAATGGAGAATAAACCTCTTGAAATGAGCCAACTCCGTATTCCCCGCAGTCATTCTTTTGAATTGTACGGACTAATCTTTTAGTGACTGAACTTGTCCACGTTTCTGCGCCACCTATTAAAGTAGTTGTTGTATTTGAAGTCTTTGAAATCGCTTCGCCTCCACCCGATACCGTTGCGTAGTTATAGTATGTTTTTGATATTACTGGGTTAACAATTATTTGAAGTGTTAAAACTCCATTTGGTTGTAATGCACCATTATAAGTTCCAAATACATTGTAAGAAAATCTACCTACATCGATTGAAACTTGTACAACATTAATACTCCATCCATCTCCGTTTGCAGTAACGTAATTTAATCCTTCTTGTAAATAATCAGATATTTGTATTGGCGCAGTTGTGGCAGTAGTTCCGTTATTTGTAATAGTCAAAAAATACGAAAATTGCTGATTTAAATTACCAGCCGTTGCACCTGATTTACTAATCGTTAAATACGGATTAGGTACGTTACATCGTTGACAGTATAAATACCATTCAGTCGGAAATACGGTTGGAAGATTGCCATCGGGTCTTGGAGTATAATATTGATTTAAAAGAATTACATCTCCCGAAGAATTTTGAAGTTGACCTTGTTCTGCTTGTGTAATAGAAATAGGAGGATTCGCTAAAGATTCCCCCGTCATTTCGTTATAAACATCGGCGAAAGACATTTCACCACTTCCTTGTAATGGCATCTATTTATTCAATAATGCTTTTAAATCATTGATTTGTGTTTGTTGTTCTTTAATCGCTTCAATTAATAAAGCTGATATGTTTCCGTATTCAACTCCAAGAATACCATCGTTGCCTTTGTTTACAATCTCAGGAAGAACCGTTTGAATCTCTTGAGCAATTACCCCAGCGTGACGCTTTGAATCATCTGCTTTTAATTCGTATGTATATCCATTTATTTGCTCTACTTTTTCTAAAGCATTTTTAATCTTTAAAAGGTTTTTCTTTAAGGTAATATCTGAGTTTGCAGTAATTGTACCCGTTGCTCTAATAGCACCTGATACATACAAACGCTCTCCGTTGTCAGACG